CGCTATACATGGGGGGGCGGCGAAACCGGCGAAACAGATGAAACCCAGTAAAATCAACCACTTAGACCGGCGAAACCGGCGGCGAAACCGGTGGCGAAACCGGAAGTTCTCCGGCCCGGTGTCAAGGTGTGACGCAAAAACGTGTCAAGGCGTGACGCAAAAAGGCGTCAAGGTGTGACGGCGAAACGGCGTAAGCGCTTGACGGCGTGGAGGCGTAGCGCGGCTTCCGCGTCAAGGTGTGACGGCGAAACGGCGTAAGCGCTTGACGGCGTGGAGGCGTAGCGCGGCTTCCGCGTCAAGGCGTGACGGGTTTAGGCGACCCAGAGGCGTGGCGCGGCACCGATTCGCGCCCATAATGCAGCCCAGTGCGCTGCCCCCGCGCTTCACCTTGCCAGCGTGTCAGCGAGTAACGCCCGCGCGTTTTACCGCGTGCCCGGTTGCACGCCATTATCGCGCGCCCGTGTTATCGCGTGACGCGGGATCATGTGTGCGCGGTTCGCGGGATCGCGGGATCGCGGGTTCGGGTGGGGGTACGCCCGCCTGTGAGCCTTGTCGCACTTCAAATGGGGTCGCTCCAAGAGAGATTGCTGAAAATTGAAACCCGTCACCAGCTAACCGCCGAACCACCGACACACAGCCCCGCCTCTCCACAAAAAAATAGAAAATCAAAAATTTGACAACCGACCCGGCGCCACGCATAATCACCACCATCAAGAACAGGAGAACCCACTATCATGAGCTATAACCCAACCCCCTGCCAGAAGAAGCACCAGAAGTATGCTGGAAATGCACTGGTGATAGTCGGCGCGGTTACCGCAATCCTCTCGGTCGCGGTCAGCCCGATCAACACGACCAGCCTGTTGGTAGGCGGCATCCTCGCCGCCCTTGGTCAAGTCATGGTGGCCTTCGCGGAATGAGCGCTATCGGGTTCAACTATGTCCCGCGCAAGCAGTTCATGGACTACCACAACCGGAAGCAACGCTATTCGGTTTTGGTGTGCCACCGGAGGGCGGGGAAACGGCTCCACATCGACACCGAGGTTCCGATGGCCGATGGGAGTTGGACGACCATGGGTGCCCTCAAAGACGGCGACATCATTCTTGATGCAGATGGTTGGCCGACGACGGTCACCAAGGCCCACCCGGTCACCAACCAGACCGACGCGTACAGGGTGTGCTTCGATGATGGTTCGTTCGTGATTGCCGATGCTGAGCATTTGTGGGTGACCCAGACGAAGCTGGATCGGGCGCACAAGAATCAAATGCGGCGGCGTGGCCATGCTGATCCACAGCAGCGTCCCGGCACGGTGAAGACGACCAAGGAAATTGCTGACACGTTGTTGTACCAAGGGGAGAGCAACCACACCATCAAGCTGGCTCAACCGGTTATGACGCCGCCGGCTGATCTTCCGATCCCACCCTACATCATGGGGTTGTGGTTGGGTGATGGTAGCTCTTTGCGCTTTGAGCTGACCAACATGGACGAAGAGCCTCTGCGTGCTTGGGGGGAATATGCCGCGGACAACGGATTCGAGTGCGTGGAAATGCCGAGCTTGAGCCGGGCGCGCACCTTGCAACTGCGTCAAGGGTCGGCGGCCTATCACCCGAATGTGTTGTTGCGCAATCTGGGTCTCGGCCAAGCTGGAATCAAGTTCATCCCGGAAGCCTATCTGCGAGGTTCGGTTGATCAGCGCATGGAGTTGTTCCGCGGCCTGATGGATTCGGATGGCACGATCGACGCTCAAGGCAAGATGGAGATCACGTTCAAGCAGCGGGAGATGATCGACGGGTTTCACCAACTCGCATGCAGCCTCGGGGTGAAGCTCGGGCGGCCGAATGAGAAGTGGGTTCAGCTTGATGGCTGGGATGCGCCGCGGCGTTACTGGCGCCTGAACTTCACCACGGAGTTCAACCCCTTCACAATCGAGCGGCATCGTGCTCGCTGGGAGCCTCGCCACCCGACCCGGAACGAATCGGGTAAGCGGTTCATCGTTGCGTGCGAGAAGATCGAGAGCGTACCTATGCGGTGCATCACCGTGGATTCACCGGATCACCTCTACCTCGTCACCCGGGATTACATCCCCACCCACAACACCGTAGCGCTGCTCAATGACATGATCGTGCGTGCCCTCACACCCCGGGCCGACGGGTTGCGCCAACAGTTTGCCTTCATGGCGCCGACACAGACGCAGGCCCGGGCGGTGGCGTGGGCGTACCTGAAGGAATCGACGGCGTGCTTCGCCAAGTGCGGCGGATTCAAGGCTTTGGAACAGCACCTTTCCGTGACATTGCCCGATCCGAATGACACCAACAAGCCGGGCAGCACCATCATGCTGGTTGGAGCTGAGAATGCGGAACGGTTGCGGGGGCTTTACTTGGATGGAGCAACCATCGACGAGGCCGCCGACGTGGCGGATTACGTGGTGACGACGATCATCCGTCCCGCCTTGGCCGATCGCCAAGGTTGGCTGACGATATGCGGCACACTGAAGAGTGTCGATGATTACCTGAACCGGACCCTTGAGCTTGCCAGCAAAGCACCTTTGCTCTACTACAGCATGGTGCTGAAGGCTTCGGAGTCGGGCATCCTCCCCATGGAGGAACTGCGCGATCTGAAGATGAGCATGAGCGAGGAAGCCTATGAGGTCGAGATGGAGTGCAACGTCAATGCTGCTGTCAGCGGGCGGATTCTGCTCACCTACCTGAACCCGGCACAGGTGACGCGGGTGCCTTATGACCCGGCCGGGGCACCGCCGGTGACGGCATGGGACTTGGGGGTTTCGGACAGCACCGCGATCTGGGTGATGCAGATGTGCGGGCGGGAGCCTCATATTCTTGACTTCTATCAGGAGAGCGGCCAGAGCCTCGAGCATTTCGTGCAGTGGCTGAGCAAGCTGCCCTACGCCGGGAAGCTGGGGGCGCACTTGTTACCGCATGACTCGAAGGTGCGCGAACTGGGAAGCGGGAAGAGCCGGATCGAGATTCTGCGGGGGATGGGGTTGCGGAACCTGAAGGTGGTGCCGAAGCTACCCAAGGATCAGCAGATCGAGGCGGCGCGACTACTCTTGCCGAAGTGCTGGTTCAACGAAGACACGACCGCGGACGGGCGGAAGGCTTTGCGGAACTACAGCTTTGCCTTCGACCAGAAGCGCAAGGTGTTCAGCTTGGCGCCACTGCATGACCATTCTAGCAACGCCGCCGACGCACTACAGGTTCTCGCCGTGGGGATGAAGAAGGCGATGGCGGTCGGGGGTGTCGCGGGGGTGGTTGATGACGATGATCCCGCGGGCTTCGGGGCACAGTTTGATGACGACACGCCGGTGTCGCAGGCGTGGGAACCGGATGCGGAAGTGTTTTGACACAGCGGGCCGGTTGAGATAGCATCGCGGCAACATTGATTCGGGGAACACCATGGCTAGGGTCCGCCTTCTACGGCAACAGCTCGAAGACTACAACAAGCAGGCGGTCGCCTCCGGGAAGGAGTACGACCAGCGCTACGCTGACTACCAGACCCAGTTCAACGCCTACGGGGAAGCCACCAACCAGTACAACGCGGGGGTGGAGGCGTTCAATGCCGCAGGCGCCCGGGCAGGTGACATCTTCCAGAACGAGCAGGGAACGCTGAGCCAGTACGACAACAACGGCAACCCGCTGCCGTTCATGGACAATCAGGCCCCCATGGGGGATGAGTCCGGGGGCAGCACCACTTTCAGCAAACCCTACAAGAACGATCAGGGGTTGTGGGTGTATGACACCACATACACCGCCTCCAACGGCAGGACCGAGGATGGCCAAGTTGTTCCGGGTCAGACCTACACCCAAACCAACCCTATCGCTGTGAAGGCGTACCACCCGGGGGTGGCGCCAACGGCACCGGCCGAACCTGCCCCGCCGACGGATGTTCGCCCGCCCAACTTCACGCAGAGTGACCTTGCTGAACTGCGCAACCCGAGCCAAGATGCGGCCGGGCTGCAGATGATGATGAACAAAGGCTTGATCGGAAAGAGCGAACTGGCCGACAATGAGCGGTCCAAGGGTTCGGCTTTCGCTGATCCGAACGATCCGAACAACCTTAAAGACTCCGGGATTCTCGCCCGCGTACTAGGAGGCCAACTGTAATGGCGCTGCAAGAACTGATGGAAGAAGGACCGGAGCACGAGGCCCTTGAGGTATTGGACGAGATGGACCCGGAAGAACTCGAGGCGCTGGAAGAGGCTGCCATTGCGGCCAAGATTGCCGAGGAAGAGCGCCGCGAACAGCTGGGCCGCATCCTCACCAAGCACCGCGACGATGCAGTCACCTTCCGCCAGAACTCCGGCATCGAGGAACAGTGGGCCGAAGACCAAGCCTACTACGAGGGTCAGGACGAAACCAGCAAGACGCTCTACTACAAGGGCACGAGCGCAAGCTCGCCGCTGATCGCCAAGCCGAAGAACCGCTACCGCTCCAAGGTCTTCCTCAACATCACGCGCCCCTACGTCGAGACCGCCGCTTCCAAGGTGATCGAGGTACTGAGCCCCAGCGATGAGCCGATGTGGTCGCTCGAACCCACCAGCATCCCGGAAATGCCGGAGAAGCCGAGCCCCTTGGTGCAGGCTGCCCAGCTTGCCCAGATGGCGCCGCCGCCCCCGGGTCAGGTTGATCCGAATGCGCAGCCGCCTGTCGATAAGAACGAAGAGATCATCAAGGCCGCCAAGCGCGCGGCCGCCGGCGCGCAGCTGTGGATCACCGACAAGCTCGAGCAGTGCGACTTCGCCGGCCAGCTGCGTCTGGTGGTCGATGAGTCGGCCCGGCTCGGCACCGGCATTCTCCGCGGCCCTGTGCCGCAGGTGACCCGCAGCGTCAAGGTCACCGTGGAGCCGGAGAGCGGCGCCGAGAAGATCGAGGTGCTGGAGCAGATCGACCCGCAATCCAAGAAGATCAGCGTGTGGGATGCCTTCCCCGATCCGGCGTGCGGCGACAACATCCACAATGGCCAGTTCTTCATTGAGCACGACACCATGGTCGAGCGGCAGGTGCGCGACCTGATTGGCCAGCCCGGCTACATCGAAGAGGCCCTGCTGTCGGTGATCGAGGAAGGCCCGCGCACCAGCGCCAGCGCCATCATGTCCGAGCCCCCGCACACCAGCCACGACAAGGCGGCCGCGCGCTTCCACGTCTGGTACTACTATGGCTTCCTGAAGCGCGAAGATGTGCTGGCCATGAAGTGCGGCTGTGAGCCGGGTGACGAGATCGCGAACATCGGCGTGCCGGTGATCGTCACCATGATCAACGACACGCCGGTCAAGGCCCACCTCAACCCGTCGGCTGCTGGCCGCTTCCCCTACGACTTCATGTGTTGGCAGAAGGTCGCCGGCTCGCCGTTCGGCATCGGTATCGCCCGCCAGATTCGCAGCTGCCAAGCGATCCTGAACTCGCACGTCCGCGCCATGATGGAGAATGCTGGCTTGAGCTCGGGCCCGCAGATCATCCTCGCCCGGGGCGCCATCGTGCCCGCGGACGGGAACTGGGAGATCACCCCGCGCAAGGTCTGGCTGCTCAAGGCCGACTCCGATGTGCAGGATGTCTCGCAGGCGTTCAACTCCGTGGTGATCCCGAGCGTGCAGGCCGAACTGCTGCAGGCGATCGAGTTCGCCCTGAAGATGGCCGAGAACGTCACCGGCCTGCCGATCCTGCTGCAAGGCCAACAGGGTCCGAGCGGCGTGCCGGAGACCGTCGGCGGCATGCAGATTCTCGTGGCCAACGCCTCGAGCCTGCTGCGCCGCATGGCGCGCATCTTCGACGACTGCATGATCAAGCCGCACATCACCGCCTACTACGATTGGATGATGGAGTACGGTGACGATCCCAGCATCAAGGGTGACTTCCGCATCGTGGCCCACGGGTCCAGCGCACTGGTGGCGCGCGACCAGCGCAACATCTTCATCACGCAGGTGGCGCCGCAGCTGATGGCCAACCCGAGCTTCGGCATCGACCCGACCAAGCTGTTCAAGGAGATTGCCCGCATCGCCGGTATCCACGCCCCGGAAACCCTGATGTTCTCGCCGGAAGAGATGGCGGCGCTGCAGCAAGCTCAGGCGCAGGTTCCCGATCCCAAACTGCAGGTGGCGCAGATCAACAGCGAGACCCGGCTGCAGGTGGCGGCCATGCAGAACGAGACCGATCAGGTCAGAATCCAGAACGATCGGGACAGGGACCAGATTTACGTCGAGTCCGAGGCTATGCGCACCACCGTCACAGCACAGACCAAGATGGCCGAACTGCAACTTCGCAAGGAGTTGTTGATTATGGAGCTTGCCCAGCGAGACAAGTTGAGCCTCGACACCATCAAAGCTCAGCTTGCCATGGCCGCCGGGTCAAACGATCTAGCACGAGAACTGGCCACCTTGCCGACCGTGGATGATGTTGCCGAAAGTGTGAAAACTCTCGGCAACGGGGTGAGTGACGCACCCCCGGCAATCGAGCCTGTTGGTCGGGCTCCGGCTGGTTACGGCAACTCGTTGTAAGTTGACAAAACCTCTCCTGTTTGATAGTATGTGAAGTCAAACAGGAGAGCCACTTTGGTTGCGAAAAAGAACAACCCTCAATTCATTCTCGACGCTCGCGCGATTCACGGGAACAAGTTCGAGTACCTTGCCCCGTATCAGACCGCGATCAAGAAGATCGACATCTTCTGCAACACCTGCTTCCATACTTTCAAGCAAACTCCAAACGCGCACCTCGACGGTCAAGGTTGCCCGGTGTGCGGGGCTAGAAACCTGTTGGCTTCCCGCTTGGTTGAGCGTGATAAAGCCGCCGCGCTGTTCATCGAGCGGGCGACCAAGGTACATGGGGATCGGTACGATTACTCTGAAACCAAGTACGGGAAGAACTGCGACACTCGCATCCCGGTCATTTGCCGAACCCACGGTGAGTTTCTGGTTTCACCGTCGAATCACCTCAAGGGTAAGGGTTGCCCCTCTTGTGCGAAGACCGGGTTTGACCCAGCCAAGGTGAGCTACCTGTACTTGTTGGCCGCTGTCACCCGGGAGCACGGTGAGGTGGTCAAGGTTGGGATCACCAATGTGCCGAAGGTTCGCTTAGCTCAGAACAAAAAGAATGATCGCATCCCATGGAAGATGATCCGCCTTGTCAGGTATCCAGACGGATACCTCCCGAGGGCTTTCGAGAAAATCCTTTTGGACTATCTCGGAACTACCTTCAAAGGGAAGGAGCGATTCGTTTGCCCCCACGCTGAAGCCGTGGTATGGTTTGATGCCATAACAGTTTCGAGCCGACAACAACCATGATCCCGATCCCAGACGATTTCGAGGTTCAAGACCTCAACACCATCCCGATCAAGAAAGAAGAGGCTCGCCATCAAGCTGCTTTGGTGGCGGCGCTACGCCGGCGGTGGAATCTCCTACCGGACGAGTATCGCCCTCTGATTTTTCACATCCCCATGGGTGGCTCACGAGACCCCCGTGAAGCGAGCAATTTGAAGATACAAGGGGCTATGGCCGGCGTACCTGACCTTTGCATCGTGCTGCCTTGTGGGGAGTGTTGCTGGATAGAAATGAAAGCTGAAGACGGTTCGCTGAGCGGTACGCAGGTTGCTCTGCACCGGCATTTCTCCGCACTGGGCCATGAGGTGTTGGTTTGCTATAGTGTGTTCGACGCCTTAGCTCAGCTGCGGAAGAGGTTTCACTGATTACTGTGAGGAAAAACCATGGATGACCTTCTCGACCTCGTTTTTGATGACATCACGCAGAGCCATCGCGAGCACCTGCTGAGCGAAAGCTACGCCCAACACGAAGCGCTGGGCGAGTTCTACGCCGACGCCCGTGACGCGCTGGATAGTTTCGTCGAAGCCGCCATTGCGCTGGACCTGCCGCTCCCGGAAGACCGCGAGCCCGACATGCTGGCCCGCCTCGAAGCGAGCTACGTCACGCTGGCCGAGGGTCGCGAAGCCGCATGCGGGGGTGACGCCACGCTCGAGAACCTGCATGACGAGCTGGCCGCCGTGTATCTGAAGGCGATCTACAAGTTGAAGCGCTTGGCATGAGGATCGACCCCTACAGCAACACGTGGTTGGTGATCGAGGCGCACTTGAACCAGCGCATGACCGACATTCGGGCCCGCCTCGAAGGTGACCTTGGGAAAAAGGAAACCGCGAAGCTGCGCGCGGCGTTGCGCGAATGCAAAACTCTGCTAGAATTAGCAGGTGACAGAACCCCGCTCGTGGAATCCGACATCGAGATTCCGGGCTAAACAGGAGAAACCAATGGATGAAGAGAACATCATCACTACGCCGGACACCCCGGAAGCCGCTGCGGCGGAAGACGCCGCTTTTGCTGCGTCTTTTGCCGAGAGTCGCGGGGAGGATGCGCCACAAGCGGAAACCCCTGCAGCTGTGGCGGCTGAGCCTGAAGCTGCGCCGGAAGGCGAGGCAGAGGCTGCGGGTGAAGCAGGTGCTGCTCAACCTGAAACGCCTGCAGAACAGCCTAAGCTATTCGCTGGTCTGACCGAAGACCAGATCGCCGCGGCACTGGCGCGCAGCGGCAGTCTGCAGACCACCGTCGATAAGATGGCTGGCCGCATCGGGCAACTGATGCAGCAGATCGAGGGGTTGCGCACCAACCCGCCGACCACCCAGCAAGCCCAGAAGGCGTTGGACCTGAAGCTCGAGAAGCTGAGCGGTGCGTTCCCGGAACTAGCCAACCTGTTGCGCGAAGACCTACAAGGTCTCGCCGGTGGCGGCACCCCGGCAGCAGACCTGCCCGCGGCGGCCCCGGCCGGCATCACGCAGGAGCAGTTCGACGCTGCGCTGGCGGAACGCCTGAAAGCCACGCAAGCCGAGATGAACGAAAAGCTCGAGGTCAAGGTTCTCACGATCCTGCACCCGGACTGGAATCAGGTGATCCGCACCAACGAGTTTGCGCTGTGGCGCGACAACGTGCTCGGCGCCGAGCAGGGTCGAGCCCTGATGACCTCCGAGGATTCGGCGTTCATCAGCGAGAAGCTGACGGAGTTCAAGAACTGGCGTGCCGCGGCTGCTGCACCTACGCCCACGCCCACACCGAAACCGGCAGCACGCACCTCCCGGTTGAGCAATGCCGTCCTCCCGGTCGGCGGCGCAGCACCAGCGCAATCCCCGGTCACCGAGGAAGACGCTTTTCTCTCAGCATTCAAAAAGGAAAGGATGCACGCATGAAACACGTTCTCGCAATTCTCTTCGCCGCGTTGTTCGCCACCGTCGCTGTCGCTCAAGACAAGAAGGTCGAACTCACCCCGGAGCAGAAGCTCAAGGGTGCGTTGGTTCTGGCCAACGCCGGCACCGCGCTGCTCGTTGGCCCGATCGCCCTGCCCGCTGCCCTGCTGACTGGCAAGGTGGAGGGGTTGTGCAATGTGCTGGGTGGCACCTATACTCCGAACAGCGACGGCAAGGACCAATGCCCCGGCGGCGTCTGGCTGCGCATCATCCCCTATCTCGGAAAGGACTGACCCATGAAGCACCTACTCGCAATCCTGTTCGCCCTGTTCGCCACGTCGGCCTTTGCGGTCGGCATCGGTAACGACAACCCGCCGTCTGGCGGCGGCGTGACCATCAACACGAACCTCAACGACGTGTCCAACCGCATCAGCAACGATGTGCGGCAGAACGCCTACAACTTCGCCGCTGGCGGGGTTGGCTATGGCGGGAACGCGCTATCCACGGCGACCACGGGTTCGAGTGGCGCAACTGCGAATGCTGGCGGCTCCACCGCCGGCGTCAATTTTGCGATCACCACGCCGCGCAACACGCCGGACGTCTTCAGCGGCAACGTCTATCCGACGACCAACTGTGCCCACAGCACGCAGGTTGGGGGTTCTGGTGTTGGGTTCGGCTTCACCGTTGGGACCAGCTATCTCGATGAAGAGTGTTCCCTACGAGAGACTTCACGATCCTTTGCCGGCATGGGTTTGAAAGAGGACGCACTTCATGTGTTGTGCTCTTCCAAGTTCTCGGTGGCGGCCCCTTCGTGCAAGGCTATCGCCGCCCCGGCCAAAGCTGAATAGCCAGATTGCTTCACTCGCCGATAGGCAGCCCCGGCCACGAGCCGGGGTATTTTTTTCTGTACCCCTTGACAAAACGGTTTCGTTGTGGAAAAGTGCGCCCATACGCCCATAGCGACGTAACCGATACCTGACCTTGATGGCCAGAAGATCAACCAAACCCTGAAGTCCAAATCCATCAAGGAGCTACAAATGCCCGGTCCGCAAACAATGACCACGCAAGCTGCACGGATTGGCAAGTGGAAAGGTGAAATCCTTGCCCGCGCCATCCCCTGCGAAGTGCTGCAACTCGCTGGTGCCCAGAAGTCCATGCCGAAGAACGTGTCCGACACGGTTATCTACCGTCGTTGGGTGCCGTATGACGCCACCACCGCCAACCCCAACATCCTGATCCAGTCGGGCGGCGCCACCGTCGAAACCGATGGGTCCAACCGTGTCGATACCATGGTCGCTGCGAACCTGCTCGCGGAAGGCACCACGCCGACCCCGGACAGCATCGTCGCTCAGGACATCACTGCGGTCCTCAAGCAGTACGGCTGCCTGTACAGCTTCACCGACAAGGTTGCCGACCTGTACGAAGACGACATCTCCGACGCTCTGAAGACGCAAGTCGCCGAGCGCATGGCTCTCATCCGTGAGCTGGAGCTGTACTCGAAGGTCCGCGCTTCGACCAATCGCTTCTACGGCGGCACCGGCACCACGCTGGCCACCGTCGATGGCAAGCTGACCGCCAAGCTGCTGCGCAAGATCGCACGCTCGCTGGCTGCCAACCACACGAAGAAGATCACGGGCATCCTCGCCCCGACCCCGAACATCGGCACCAAGCCGGTGGAAGCGGCCTTCCTCGTGTTCTGCCACAGCGACATCGAAGCTGACCTGCGTGACACCACCGCCTTCCCGGGTTACACCCCGGTCGCTGCCTACGGTTCCCGCAAGCCGATGCACGAAAACGAACTGGGCTCGTTCGAGCAGTTCCGCTTCATCGCTTCGCCCGAGCTGGTCCCGTTCCAGAACGGCGGCGCCGCGGTCGGCACCACTGGCTGCATCTCGACTGGCGGCACCGCCATCGACGTGTATCCGGTGATCGTCGTCGGTCAGGAATCCTACGGCACGGTCGCCCTGCGCGGCTCCAAGTCGTTCGACCTGTCCGTGATCCCGGTCGGCAACAAGGACTCCGCTGACCCGTTGGGTCAGCGCGGCTACATCGGCGCGAAGTTCTACGCCGTGTCGGTGCTCCTGAACCAGCAGTGGATGGCAACCGCTCTCGTCGGCGCCGGCAACCTCGCCTAACCCAACGCGATCGTGGTAGCATAGAGGGGTGGGTCACAAGCCCACCCCCTTTTCGCAAGGAGCAACACCGTGGCAAAAATCTTCATCACTGAACTGAAGGACATGGCGCCAAGTGATTCCGGCGCTGGTTTGCAGATTGCACGCATGCCGCCGATCGCTGAGCAGGCTGTCACAATAACCGGTACTTCGGCCCAATCTGCGGCCCTGAACGCACAGACAAAGTTCGTGCGCATTACATCTGACGGTGTGGCACAAATTGCTTTTGGCGCAAACCCGACAGCAACCACCAATAGCTTGCGCATGGGCGCCGGCACCGTGGAATACTTCGGCGTGGTTGGTGGTTCGAAGATAGCCGCAATCCTCGGAGCATAATTGATGTTCGGCCTCGGTCTTGGTAAGCTCGGTTCCGTGATCGGCCAAGCCGTTGCTGCCGCGTTCAGTCCCGCCAACCTCTTCGCCTCCGGCGAGCAAGGCGCATGGTACGACCCGTCCGACCTCTCCACGATGTTCCAAGGCGCAGTAAGCACCACGCCGGTCACGGCGCCGGGGCAGCCGGTTGGGTTGATTCTGGACAAGAGCAAGGCTCCAACCAGTAGAACAGCCCTTCCGGTAATGACATGCAGCGCAACTGTTTCGCAAGCCGGGAATGTGCTTACCTTTGCCTCATCCCCCGCTGGGGATCAAGCTTCCGGGAATCCGCCAATAAACGGCAATTATTTCTATAGAATGAGCTTTACGATTGTTGGAACCGGGTCTGTAGTTATTTATGTGGGGGCCTCTCCGGTCACATTCAGCGCAGGAACTCACACGCTTAAGTCTTGGAATGCCAACGCCGCCAGCTACTTCATTTTCCGTGCAAATGCTGGCGGATTCAATGGGACGGTTACTTTTACTGAGCTGCTAGAGTATGCCGGCAACCACGCATCGCAAGACACCACCGCCAAGAAGCCGCTGCTACAGAATGACGGGGTGAATAACTACCTCTACTTTGACGGCGTGGATGACAGCCTGAGTACGGCGGCAATTGACTTCACGGCAATTAATAAAATTGGAATATTTGCTGGAATCAATAATACAGGAGCAGGTTGGAAAGTCGCCCTTATGTTTTCATCCGGGGGATTTGACGCCGGATCATTTGGATTGCAAGCTCCAACAAACGACCAAAATGGATCAACTGTTATTTATCCATCAGGTGAGGCAGCATTTAAAATTCAAGGTTGGACAGACACAACAAACGGTAGCAACTACGTACTGACCGCAAACACTGACAACGCAACGGCGACACGTAATATTGTCAACAGAATAAATGCAGTTGAAAATTCAGCTCTTAATACAGGCGTTCTATCAGGAAATTTTGGGACATTTCCTATTAACATTGCATCTAATGGAATCGGAGGTGAAAATTTTGCAGGTCGCATCTACTCCCTGATCATCCTCGGTCGCCTCGCCACGACGCAGGAAATCACCGACACGGAAACGTGGATCAATAGTAAGATTGGAGCCTTTTAATGAGCAACTTTAGTGCAAGCATTCCAGTCGCTCAAATGGCAGCGGCAAACACATCACTGGAGGAAGACGGCTTTGGCCCTCACAACTTTTCAGTACCGGCATACGCTGGCCCGTCACCTTCCTTTGGCCTACTTCATTCATGGAGTGATCCAGTCTTCAAGGCGGCGGTTGCTGCGATTCCGGGCGTCGTTATCCAGCATGACGCAGGCGACCCGATCACCACCACCAACGAGGTCGCTGCCGCCTCCGGTGCCGAGTGGTCAGCACAAGCCCAACCCCTGACTGGCAGCGTCACGCCGGGGCTGTACAAGGATGCCGAGAATGTGTTGTGGTGGGTTATCCAGCCCTACAACACGGCGGTCTATCCCGACCCGGAGATCATCCCCGCGCTGATCCGTCGCGCCAAGGTGCCGGGCGAGGTGCTTCCGTGGGTGCAGCCGCTCGATCAGTATGATGCCTACAAGCTTGAGAACGCATTTACTGGACAGCCGGACCAATGCACCCACAACGGCGAAACGTGGTTTGTCACGGACGCCGATGGCGCAGGAAACAACGTCTGGGAACCGGGCGTATTTGGTTGGACTGTCAAACCCGGAAGCCAACCCCCCTTTTCACAAGGAGTAGAGCCATGATCGGCGCTGGTGAAGTTTTCCCCGTACTCGAAGCTCTCGAGGTCGCACGTTTTCAACTCAATCCCGATGGTGAAGTTCTCGGCTTTGCCGGTCTCGGCGCCGCATTGCAGCCGACGATCGTGGTCAGCCCGAACGCCCCGGTCAATGACGATGGACGCCCGGACGGGAGTATCTGGATTCAGACAGTGCCGTAACTGGTAGTATTTGCTTGCAGATAACTTGTTTGTTTGATATGATGGTGGCTCTTTTAACAGAGGGTCACCATGAGAAACCGTAGAACAAACGAAGAATGTATTGCTTCTGCAAGGAAATATAAAAGCTCGTCCGCTTGGAGGGCTGGTGACTTCAACGCCTACACCGCGGCATGGAGAAGGGGTATTTTAGATCAGTGTTTTTCACATATGACAGATGTGAAGTTGCGCGCTGGATCAACCCTCCCGATTCACAGTTTGGAATCTTGCAAGGCCGACGCAGCCCGCTTTAAGCGGCGCAGCGATTGGACGCGTGAAAGTAGTGCTGCTGCGCAGGCTGCCAAAAAGCACGGGTGGTTTGACGAATGCGTCGCTCACATGAGTGATGAGCATTATCACCAATGGACCAAGGAGGAATGCGCCGCTGAAGCTGCCAAGTACAGCTACGCCAATGCATTCAAGCACGGGTCTTTTCGGGCGTACCGCTCGGCTCATCAGAACGGTTGGTATGAGGAAATCACCGCTCATTTCGCGGCTCGCTATCCAAAGGGCACGGTTGCTTTGGCTCGGTTCATTGAGCGTGCCAAGGAAATTCATGGCGAGAAGTACGATTATTCCCGGGTGGTGTATTCCAACAAGGAAACCAAGGTCGAGATCATTTGCCCTGAGCACGGCCCCTTCATGCAGTCTCCGGGAAAGCATCTACACGGTAAGTGCGGTTGCCCGGCATGCGGCAAGGTTCAGCCCACTGACAACGATACCATCTACATTTGGCGGGCAGTCGGCCAATACTTTAACGGCAACCCTGTGTTCAAGATCGGCATCACCAGTCAGCGTTGTGGTGACGATCGAATCCGGAAGGTGGCGAAGAAGTGGGGTTTCGATTTCGAGGTTGTCTGTTGCACCTATGTGAATGGGCGGGCAACCGATCTGGAAGGAAAGCTGCACGAGATGGGGGATGACCCGCAGCTCCTCGGGATTGATGGTTGTACTGAATTTAGAGCGCTGGACGGTGATCAGCTTGCCAGCGCTTTGGTGATGATCAATGAGGTTGCACAATTTTGAGGCTTGGGGTATCGTGCTGAAAATTATTCGCTGGAGCCCGTAATGCCTGCCACCCTGTCCATCAAAACCGCCGGTGCCTACGGTCCCGGTGCAAGCGCGGGGGCCAAGATCAAGGTCGCCGGAGCCTACGTTGATGCCGTCGGCCTCAAGGTGAAAGCCGGGGGTGTCTATCAGGGCGGCGCCTCCCCGGGCACCGTGCCCGAGAACACCGCCCCGCCGACCATCGCCGGCACGCTGGCGACTGGTGAAGAACTCACCGTCACCCCGGGCACTTGGACCGGTAACCCGACACCTGCCTTGCTGCACCGCTGGGAAGCTGACGGCATCCCGCTTCCGGGTGCTCTTGGTCTGACCTACACCTTGACCGTCAATGAGGCGGGCAAGGATGTGGTTTGCGTCGAGATCGGTGTCAATTCCAACGGTGCCACATCGGTTGATTCCAATGCGCTCAGCGTTCCGGTCGTGCTCGGGCCGGAGCTTCTGCTCGATCCGAGTTTCGATCAGGGAACCGACGAGTGGAATACGACCGGGTGGGCTGTTGGTGGCGGGGTTGCTGAGGTTCAATCACCGCCGAGCTCGGGCACCGAGGTCTATAGCATCTCGA